GCAAAACCGTTCCAGACCCCGCTGGCCCGGCGCAGGGTGTCCATGCGCGTGGACGGGGCATCGAGGCTGGCAGCCTCCAGCGTTACGGTCGGGGCCTGTGTGTAGCCCGTGCCGCCGTCGGTTACGGTAATACCCGTCACGACCCCGCCCGAGACCGTGGCCGTAGCCGTGGCTCCCGTGCCACCCCCCGCCGGAAACGGTGACGTTCGGAGCGGTCTCGTAGCCGCTGCCGCCCTGCGCCACCGCAATGGCCGAGACAGCACCGCCGGACACGCTGGCCGTGGCCTCGGCCCCCGAAGCGGCAGGTGCGTAACCGCCAAACATCAGGCTGGCGGGCGTCAGAACCGCCGTGTCGTACCCGGCAAAGTAAACCTGTGCCATGGCGTATTCGCTCGAACCCGTGCCGAACGCCGTCCCGACATCCGCGGCACTGCTGTAGCTCAGCCACGGTGCCAGCGGGCACGATGGCGGTCTGCTGTGTCAGCACCAGCCCGGTCAGCCCGTTCAGTCCGCCACCCGCCACCAGTACGCCCGGCGTAACCTGCACAATTGAAGAAATAGGAATGCCTGCCATGGTTTTACTCCTGTGGCGGGTAAGCTGCATCGGCCCCGATCGTCAGAACCGGCAGAGTTGTTGCAAAATCCTGTGGAATACTCAGGATAAATGTGACCTGCGCCAGAAGCGTTATCTCCCAGCAGTCTTCGTACTGATGTTCGGCGGTCGCAAAACCGCTCTGGTGCGCGCCCTGCACATCCAGCGGGGAGAGGGCCAGCCCCTGCGCGGACAGGAAGTCCACCGCCTGCATGTCCCGCCACAGGGCAACGACACGCTGCGCCATATCCCCCGGCCCGAACACACGCACCAGCACGCTCAGTTGCGTGGGCATGGTCAGGTCGCGCGTGGTGGCGGTGTAGCGCCACCCCCCGCTGGACAGGCGCTCGCGCCCGGCCAGTGTGAGCGTTGCAAAGGGAGGCAGAGGAGGCGCCACCCGGTTGGACTGCCCGGCCACAACCCCCACCCCGGCGGGCAGCACCGCCAGCAGCCAGGCGCGCAGGCCCGCACACACCGCGCTTTCGGACGGGCTTTCCACCACGCCACCCCCTGTGGGCGCGGACACTGCTACAGACTGGCCGGAAGCTGCCGCGTCACCACCACCTTCACCCATTCGCTCTCTCCCGAGGCATCGGCCCCCCAGTCTTCCACCGAGCGGGTCACGAGCCAGTCAGACCCGGAAAACTCCAGAATATCGCCGCCTGTCTGCGAGGAACGGCTGAGGGCGCGCACGGCGGCATTGACGTACACCACCCGCAGGTCGGCCTGCTGGTCGAGCCCTTCCACCAGTTGCAGGTCCTGCGGGCCGGGCGGCTGCACCATGATCTGCACCGGCATGGCGGTATAAAGCGGCGTCACGCTGCCATCGGCATTGACCGTGCTGCCGGTGCTGACATGCAGGACCGCAGCCTGCGGCGGGCACGCCTGCGCGCAGAGCGGGCCGGCCAGCAGGAAAAGGTTCAGCCCCACGGCAGTCTCCTTCGCCGCATATCCGGCACATAGCGCGCCTGACGCAGCCCCCGCGTGGCCGCCCAGAAGGCCGCGCCATAGGGGGTCTGGGCAAACCACGCCGCCCGCTCGTCCAGTGTGGCGTAAGCGGTGCTGACCGTAACGCTCCCCTGCGTGGCCGAGGCCACACGCCCGACCAGCCCCGCCTGTCCACCCTGCCCCTGCGGCAGCTCCAGTGTTGCGATATGCGCCACCAGCAGCCCCAGCAGCACGGCCCGGCGCGCCAGATCGCGCACAGGGCCTGCGGGCGTATTGGCCAGATACAGGGTTGCCTGATCAAAACAGGCCTGAGCCTGAGCCTGCGTCACGGCCTGCGCCAGCACGGGGTAGCGCACGGCCCAGGTGGCGTAATCAAATGCCACCACGCCCGCCGCGCCCTCCGGCGTGGCCGCCGCCATCAGCCGGGGTCCGCGTGTGCGGGGGTAACCCCCGGCAGGGCGTTAGGGTCCAGCCCCTCCAGCCCTGTGCGCTCGCTGGCGCACTCCGCCAGCCGCGCTTCTGCATCCGCCGCGCGGGCCTGCGCGAAAATCAGCCCGTTCTTCAGCGGCAGGTAGCCGGGATTCTGCGCCACCCATGCCTCCCAGAAGGCCGCATCCACCTGCGTGCGCCCGGCAAGGCCCAGCATACGGTTATCACGGGCATGAAAGCGGGCATCGCGCCGCGCCCCGGCCAGGCGCACACTGGCGCGCGGCACCGGCGGCGCCATGACAGGCGAGGCAGAACCCGCACGGGCGCGCAGGTCTTCGGGGTCATACAGGTCCAGCACCAGCCCCGAGGGCAGGCGGCAGACAACCGTAAGCGTTTCCGCCCCCCGGGCGGATGAAACAGCATGAGCCATCAGGAATACAGTCCGTTCTGTTAAAAGGATTTCGCAGGGATACCGGCCAGACGGAGCGGCTCAGATTCCGGCCATGGTCACGCAGGCATGGGGGTAAAACCAGATGGTGCCCCACGTGCCCTGCGATTTCTTCTGACGAAAATTGGAGGAATACTGCTCCACCACATGGGCGCGCAGTTTTTCCGTAAAGGCCGTGGTGACGCTACGCTGACCTTCGATTTCGGTTGCAAAAAGCTGCATGAGCGTGGTGGTAGCCTGCCCGCCCGCCAGAGCCGTGCCCGCTTCGGGCAGGGTTTCCACCACCAGATTGGGCAGGTTCTTTTTCAGCAGGTCCGCCAGCGAAACCTGATACTGGTTGGTATAAAGCAGACACTGCTGCCGCTCGGTGGGGATAACCAGCGTCATCGGGCTTTCCAGCGTCAGGTTGCCGCCAAGCTGGGTGCTGAGCACGCCAAAAGCCTTGAGAATATCGGCATAGACCTGAACCGGGTCGGCAATATCCGCCCAGGTATTGCCCTGCGCCGCACTGCCAGAAGGGGCCACCTTGGCCACAGGCGCAATGGCGGCGGGCAGGGAGGGATCATTCAGCGCGCCGAACAGCTCCATGCCTGCAAGACCGAACAGGTTAATGGCATTGGCGTTCTTGTTCAGCACCGAGATACTGGCAAGGTTTTTCTGGTTCACCCAGTCAATCCGCGCCGCCCCCATGCGCTCCACCTCGCGCTCGCCCCAGCGTGTCCATGTCTGGAAATGAAAGGACTGACGCGGCACCCAGTTGGCATTGCCATCCGCCGTGCCGCTGGCGCTGTAGTCATCATAGGCCGAGGCATAGCCAGACAGTTCCACCACCGGAAACTGCGCTGTATCCGTTGTCCAGTCGCCCTTTTTCGCGCTGCCGTAAATGGCCTCGGAACGGGTGGGCGTCACCAGCGCGCGGATGACCACCGGGTCGGTATAGGTGGTAAACAGCGCGGGCACCGCACTGTTGGGCGCGGTGGTGGGCGTATAGGCCGGCAGGTCCGCATCCATGGCCATTTCAGAAAAATAGCCTCGCACACCGGCAAGATGAATACCCCAGTCCCGTGCGAGGGTCTGGGCATCGTTTCTGAAAATATCACGCATTGCGGTCAGTTTCCTGAATTTGTGGCCGCGAGCGGGCCAGACAGAATAATGGGCGAGCCCGCAGCCCCGCCGCGCGCCACCACCCAGCCTGTTTCCACTGTGCCGGTAGGGGCGGCCCCGGCAGCGCCGGTGCTGATGGCCCCGGTGGCCAGCGCGGCATAAACCGCCTGCCCGCTGGTAGCCTGCGTGCTGGACAGGGCGAACACATCGCCCCCTTCGGCCAGAGAGAGCATGAACCCTTCGGGCACAGTCATGCTGGCTTCCTGCAGATACTGCGTCAGCACGCCCTGCTGGGTGCGGCACACAAAGCCGCCGGGCGTGCCCGTGCCGGTGTTGAGCACGCTCACCCCATCGGCCTGCACCCAGCCAAAGGCCGCAACCGTGACCCCGCCCGCCCCTGCGCGAAAGCCGTCAGGCCCCGCGACTTTGAACCGACGGGGATTGTCCGTGGCCCACGCGCCGGGAAAACCAGCGGGCCAGCCGTAATTGACAGAATTCGGAAAAGACATGTCCTGCTCTCCTTAAAACTTGCGCGGTGCGCGCAGGCCATACCGGGCGGAGAAATCCCCGCTCCCCGCGCCGTCCTGCGCCCCTGTTGATGAACCCGCAAAACCGCCCGTGCCCGCGCGCGCCGCCACCAGCGCGCGCAGCCCGGCCATGTTCACGCCGTCGGCCTGCACGCCACATTCGCGCAGGGCGTAGCGCAGGATGTCTTCGGCACTGTCCATGCCCAGCACGTCGCCCACCAGCGGGCGCACCATGACCAGCGCGGCGCTGACATCGCGCTGGCGCTGACGCTCAGCCACAAGGGCGGCATCCACCGCCCTGCGTACGGCGCTGTCCTGCGCCATGCCCTGTGCCGAAGCCTGCGCGGCCCCCTCCGCATCGGTATCGGTGCAGGAACGGTCGGCGCTGGCTGCGCCTTCCGGCCCGGCCAGATAGGGGGCAAGCCAAGCAGCCAGCGCCTGCGGCCCCGCCGTCATGTCCAGCGCGCCGGATGCCAGGGCGGCGCCCATCTGGGCAAAAAGCGCGGCAGCGCTGCACCCTCCGGCCTCCGGCTCGACACCTGCCTTGCCCGAAGCCTGCGCCCCGGCACCCGCTGACACGCCAGCAGCGGACAGGCCCGACGCCTGCGCGCCCGCGGCAGAAGCACCCGCAGCAGCCCCAGACTGGCCCGCCCCGGCCTGCCCGGAGCGTTCGCCCACAGGCCCGTTCCGGGCCGGGCCAGTCTGCCCGGCGTCGCTCCGGTCGTTACCCGCCCCCGAGCGGGACGGCCCGCGCGATGGAGAAAATGCCATTCCATGTTCCTTTGGTTGTGCGTCCGCCACCAGCACGTCCGGCCCGGCGCGCCCCGCGCGCACAAGAGCGACGTGGTTGCCGCGGATCTGTGTCATGCGCCCATCGTATGGCTGGCCCTGCCAGACCCCCGGTTCCATCACCGGCACGTAGCGATAGGCACACGAAAGTTCACGCTGTTCTCCCGATCGCACGCCTTCGATGGCCTGCGCGTTCCAGAGCACCAGCGCATTGGTCAGATACGGGTCGGTAAACCGCGCATCCGTGCCGGTTGCCCCCACCACCAGATCAGGTCGGGGGGTCTGGGCCGTGACATGCACATGCTCGGCCAGAACCGGAATACTGTTGAAACTGTCAGCCGCCTTTTCAAGCTCTTTGGGCGCACGCAACAGACGGTAAGCCTGATCAGGCACCAGCCCCAGTGCCTCCGCCCCCGGAATTTCACGCCCGAAATAACGGTTGACCGCCGCCTTGCTAATGGGTGTCACGGCCACGCGCAGGCGGCCATCCTCGTCCATCAACCGGACAGACCCTGCCCGGTCACAGGCCAGACGCAGAGCAGGATTCATGAGGTCTTCTTCCATGACTAAGCTTTTTCCGCAGAGGAAGCAGCAGGGCCGCGCGCAGGGTCCGGGCTGGTGGGGCGCAGGCCCAGCGTGCGGTACAGACTGGTGCCGTCCGCCGCCTCACGCGCGCGCGCTTCCGCCGGGGTGATCTTGCCGGAACGGATATTGATTTCATCCATATCGGCTTTCTGCCGTTCCACGGCGGCACTTTCCTGTTCGGACATCTGCCACAGCGGCACGAACTCGAACTCCAGCGCGGGATCGACCCACCCCCACAAATCAAGCTGCACCACCCGCAGGAGCGCGCGCAGAACCGGGGCCATATGCGCCTGCTGAAAAGCCGCTATCTCATCGTAAAAAACCCGGATTTCTCCTTCCGATGAGGCATTGAGCCCCTGCGGCTGCAACCCGAACAGCTTGACCAGCGGAATACCCGGCACCGCCGCCATGAACTCCTGCGCCTGCGCCTGAAGGTCTGACAATCCGGTCAGAGATGCCGTGCTGATGGAGAAATCCTCCGTCTCGCGGTCGAGCACGAACGTGCCGTTGCTGCTCTGCCAGGCGCTCATGGCCGCAAGACGCGCGCTAGAGCGTTTTCCTTTCAATCTGGCTCATACCCTGCGGCGGTGAAGAAGTTTTTGCATTCTGTTGGGGAGACCTGATCGATCAGTGTGCCGATCCTGTCCCACAGGGCGTCGCGTGTGCGTTCTGCAGCTTTACGGAGAAGGGCCTTGAGTTTGGAGAAGGCCTTCTCGATGGGATTGAAGTCCGGGCTATAGGGCGGGAGATAGCGCACGGTGGCCCCTGCGGCTTCGATGGCAGCCTGAACGCCGGGGCTTTTGTGCGAGGCGAGATTGTCCATGATGACAATGTCGCCTGGCCGCAGATCGGGTATCAGCACACGATCGACATAGGCTTGGAAGCTGCGGCCATTGATCGGACCATCCAGCACCATGGGCGCTATGATACCGGTCAGCCGTAATCCGGCGATGAATGTTGTGGTTTTCCAGTGGCCATGTGGCACGGCCGAGCGCAGCCTCTGGCCACGTCGACACCGCCCGTAGCGTCGTGCCATATTGGTGGAGGCCCAGGTCTCATCAATGAAGACCAGCCGTTCCGGATCAAGATCGGGCTGGGCATCGAACCACTCCTGCCGTCGCGTCAGGATGTCGGGGCGATCCTGCTCCGCCGCGTGAGCGGTCTTTTTTTCCATGTGATCTTATGACGCGCGAAGAAACGCCATAGCGTGCCAATTGCGAAGTGATGACCGTCCTCAGCCAGTCGGGCGCGGATTTCGGACAGGGTCAGATCGTCTTTCCCGGCAACCAGCGCATGAATACGCGCTGCCTGTGCCTCGATCCGGTGAGACAGACGATCCCCGCCACGCGGCCTGGCCGCGGCACTGCCGGTCGCAGCAGCAAGGGCGCACCAGCGAACCGCACTTGCCGGACTGACGCCAAACCGTTCAGCTGCCTGACGACGTGACAGACCATTCGAAACAGCCGCGACAACACGTTCGCGGAGATCCAGAGACAATGTGCGTGATGACATCCACAACCGGCCCCCATCCCGGCTGTCATCTTGAATCAGATCTCCACCATTTTGGGAATCCCCAACGATTCATTCAGAGCAGAAAACGCTCTAACACCTTCGGCATCAATTTCCGGCGCGCCGCCGGGGTCTGCCATGCCGCCCGCCATGTCGGTACGCAGAACGCGCGTGGCGTAATTGCCGATCATGTCCGACACGGCCTGACGTGTGCGCAGAAAATTCTGCACCGAGGCTTCAAGCATCTGCGGCAGGGCCAGCCCGCCAAAGTTGTAGGCGGGCTTGAGCAGGTCGGGCACTTCATAAGGCACCATGCTCAGCAGCCGGGTCGCGTGCACCTGCGTGCCCTGCACCCACCAGCCTGTGGGCCGGTAATAATCCGCCGCCAGCGGATTGAGCGCATTGTACTCGGCTGGCGTTGTCCAGACCGGGTCGATCAGGCTCAGCCGTTCAAGCTGGCCGCGCCCCACGCCGTGGCTGGTCAGCCGCAGCGGCAGAGCCTCGCTTCCCGCCGTAGCTTTCAGCCCGATCCAGACATGCCCCATGCCATAGCCCAAGGCCTGCGCCACCAGACGGCGCATGAGGTCGCGGACTTCCAGCCGGGCAAAAGCCTGCTCCACCGCGCGCAGGCGCACGGCAGCATCACGCGGGTAAGCCTGCGGGGGGACGGCCTGCGTCTCCTGCGGCAACCCTCCCTGCGTATCCTCCTGCATGTTTTCGGGCGTAGTCCCGCCTTCTCCCTGCGGGCCCACAATCCGCAGACGTATCCACTCCCGCGTGGCCTCACGCGCGATGATTTCAACCGGCTTGCGAAACTCCGCACGCAGCATCATGGCCGCGAGCGTTGGGTATCCCCTGAATGTCAGACCTTCGGCCAGAATGCCGTTACCCCATGCGAGCCCGCCACCGGCATGATCCCATACGGCGGATGCCATGCTGTCCTGAGCCAGAACGGCTCCCGCCCCCCGGACGCTGGAAGGCGGCTGGTACGGCGCAAACAGCGCCGCCGCCGCATCCATGCCCGGCGCATCCGCCACCGCGCGCCACTGCTCCTGACGCGCCTTTCTGGGCGTATGATCCCGCGCCTGCGTATCCACGGCCTGCTCCTGCGGCGCCAGCAGGGGCGCGGGCCTACGCCACGTCGTTACCCGACGCCAAAAACCCTTTGTCATGCTCAGTCCATTTTCATGATCTGGCGCACCGTGCCTGCCGTAAAGCGCGGCAGGGTGCGCCGGTTATGAATAAGCCCGTCCAACGCGTAGCGCAGGGCATCCATCCAGTGATTATTGGCGTCCTCCACAACAGGCAGGACATCTTCCGTGGCCGGATCGACCCGATAGGCATAACTGTGGAACTCGGCCACAACGCGCGTGCAGCGCGGGTGAACCACAATGCGGCGGAACGCCCGCAGACGGGCAATACCGTCCTCCACACTGCCGGGCCATTTTCGGGCCGCCGTTATTCTGAAACCGTGCCTGCGCGCCAGAAAACTGATTGTCTCGGGCCGCGCGCCATCCGCCCGCCAGGGCCACTGGCGCGCACCCGGCACGGTGTCCAGCACGGCGGGAATGGCATCAAGCTCTATGCCCACGCCCCCGGCCTCGTAATCAACATACAGCACATCCTGCGCCACCCAGCAGCGCAGGGCCGCCAGAGGGTCTTTTGAAAAACCCCAGTCCACACCATAATAGGGCCGGATATTATCCGGCGTCGAAAACGCCCGCACTTCCACCATGCCGGAAAAGACCAGCGCATCCGACCGGGTACGGTAAGCCCCTTCCCACACATGGGCGTAGTCATCCGGGCGGGCGGCGGCATCCGCCTCACGCTCACGCGGCAGGGCACCTTCAGCAAACCACGGATTATCGGCCCAGTTGGCCCGCACGGCCATAAGATCAGGCCGCTCGCTCCCCGGCCCACGGAAGAACTGATCCACCGGGTCATGCTCAAAAACCGGGTTCCAGCTTGCCCATATTTCCGAATCTTTCTTGCGCAGGGTAGGGCGTAGCAGGCGCCAGCTCTGGGCGGAGAGGTTCTGGGCCTCTTCCACCCATGCCCGGTCGAACCCCTCAAGCGACTTGATGCTGTCAGCTGTATGACTGTGCATTCCCTGAAAAATGATGAGACCATCACCCGGTGTCCGAATGGCGCGGTCCTGCACGTCAAACCATGGCTCCAGCCCGTAGCGGGTAATCTTGTCCAGAATCAGCCGCCGTGATGACTGCTCCATGGATTTCTGTACCTCGCGGATACACACGCTCCGGTGCCCCGGCAGGCGCAAGTGCTCCTCCACCACGCATTCACCAAAGAAATGCGACTTGCCGGAGCCACGGCCGCCATAGGCCCCCTTGTAGCGGCACGGCCCCAGCAGCGGAGCAAAGACCCGTGCGGTCGGCATATCCAGCGCGCGCAAAGCGCGTTGCAGCCGCCGATCTTTCATGAGGACGGGTCTGGCGGGTCGATAATTACGCGTCGCACCACAGCCGGGCGCTCGGGCCGCGCGTCGCTCTCCTCCGCCTTCTCGCCATATCGGGCGGGAGCGCGGCGGGCCATGAGCCATTTGAGCGTATCAATACGCAGGCGCATGGCCGCCGTGTCCTCTCCCTTGATGGTTTCAAGTTCCTTGATCAGCCTGTCTTCGAAGGCTTCCGCCGCCAGCATCCGCGCACGGGCAAAACCCGCCGCCCGCGCGCCGCTGCCCCGCACATGGCGGCGCAGCACATGCCAGCCCGGCATATTCGGCCGCTCCGCGATCTCGCGCAGGCTGCATCCTTCTTCCGTCAGGCTGAGCACAAGCCGCCATTGCGCCGCCGACAGCGGTGGGTCAGGCGTGCAAGCTTTCGCGCTGTGGGGTGGCGTGTGCCCGCGCGGATCGCTGGCCGGGCTGCTCTCTGGCGCGCTCCCGCCGGGCGGGCTGTCCGGCCCGGCCATATCCTGTTCCGTCATGCTCTGCCCATTCCTGTCCTGTCCGGCAGAAAACACGTAGCTCGCCGCCACGCATGGGCGGCTCGGCCTGAGCGTGCCATGCAACAATACCCCCGCGCTGTGCAGAGGCACGCGGGCCAGACCGGACAGAACCGGACTGTTCGGCTGCCTGAATTGTGTTTTCTCGCTCAAGCATGGAAAGAATACGCCGCATGGCTTCGGCAGGCATTCGCCCCTCCGCCTGCAACGCACCGCTATGCACACGCCCGACGCAGCGCACGCGCTGATCCGGCCTGATACCGGCCTCCGCACTGTCACACAGAGAGAGCGATACATCCGCCCTATGGCGTGTATTTTCCGATTCCGGCACAAGAAAACACAGGATGGCGTGGTCCTGTCGTACGCCGACGCATACGGCCATGTTACGCCCAAGGCGCACAATGTCCGAACATTTAACTGTCTGTAGCATGTTGTTTCCGAGAATACGCCAGACCGGCCGCAGGCATCCGGGCATAAAAAAAGCCGCCCGAAGGCGGCTGGCTGGCGCAGAAATTCCAATGTAAGAAAATACCTATCAAGCCCGCGCGCGGATGGCAAGATGTTTTTTCAAAATTCCTTTTTATCAGGCGATTTTTCAGATCCATGCCGCTGCCGTGCCGTGGCATAGAACGACTCAAGCTGCTCCAGCACCATAGCGCACTGAGCCGAGACCTTCAGCCGCGCGCGCGCCTCGGACAGATGCGGGAACAGGATTTTTCCCATCTGGGAAAAAGACAGTTCACGCACCATCATCAGACACAGGCGCACCTCGCCACAGCCGCCCAGAGCGGCGCGTACGTCCGTCAGTCTGGCAGAGGCTCGCCCCCGCACCAGTTGCCAGGACACGGCATCATGCCGGGTGGTGGATTCCGCCTGCGCCGCGGGCGCGCAGTCCGCCACGCCTTCACGCGCGAACATCCAGTCACGGTACCAGCGTTCGGCCGCATTGGCGGCGTCCTGCCCAATATCGCCCGCATTCAGCAGCGCCTGCACGGTGGTCAGCACCCGAAGCGGCGCACCCCCCGTAAAGACAGACCGCGCCAGACGCTCGGGCGTCGGGCCAAGCGGCACGCCAGATCGCGCGCCAGAAAGGGAGGATGAGGTTGTCATAGGCGACATCGTTATTCTCTGTTCTCGTGATTGCTTAAAAGACCGGGGCGGGCGTCATGCCATGCCACTTCACGCAGGGCATGGCGCTGGTGCGCACGGGCGCGGCGGTCCACATCGGCCAGAAGCAGCCCCAGCCGGGCCGCCAGACAGCGCGCGGGCGCACTGCGCGCCTGCAAAAACGCCACCAGTTCGGCCACTGATGGAAAAAACCGGAACTGGCGAAGCGCCTCACGCTCTACCGCCCCTTCCCACACCAGAGCGGGCAGCGGCGCGCAGGCCAGCCACAGGGCTGCACAGCGCAGATCAAACGCCGCGCCCGGCAACGGATTGGCCACACCCGCATTCACGATTTCCGCCAGGTCGCGCAGATGTGCCCGCAACGTAGCCTCGGGCAAGGGCCGCAGGGCATGGTCCAGCCGGGCCAGCAGGGCACGCGCTTCCGGCACAATACTATCCGGCGGCGCAAACCCGCCGGGACGGAAACACGCCAGTTCCCGCGCGAGATCAGGCCCCGGCCCGCAGGCCTGCCCGCCCAACCAGACAGGTTGCAGGAAAGATGCCTCCATCACCCTGCCCCCGCTCCGCGCCGGAGTAGCCGCATGGCCTGTTCTTCCAGCGGGTGCGCTGGCCGTACAGCCCGCACACTGCCCCCGGCCCGCTCGCGCCTGCACCAGTTGCGCCATGTGGCACCCCAGTCGGCCTTACGCCCCCGCGCGCCGGGCACCGCCAGCCAGTAATCCCGAAAGCGTCCCGCCACCCCCTGCGGGTCGAGCCCGAACGTGCTGGCAAAGGCCTGCAACGTGGCGTCTGGCTGCCACGCGGGCGAAAGCCTTGCCCCACGCAGGCCCGCAGTGTCCGGCTGCGGACTCTCCCTTGTACTGTCTGCTGTACTCTCCCTTGTACTCTCCCTTGCATATGCCGCGGCACCGTGGGACGCGGCGACCGCCGAGGTTGAGTCCGTAGGCTCCTGCGGGTGCCAGCGGCGGTTGGCCCGCGCACGCTGCGCCTGCCGGGCTTTCCAGGCATGGTTGGCTTTTTCCGCCAGAACGGGATGATACAGGCGGCCATCCGTGCAGATGACCCACCCATGCAGGGCCATGGCGCGCATAGCGGGCCACCCCGCTCCCGCGCCAGACAGATGCGCCAGCACCCGCTCATGGTCGGGCAGGCTGCCCGCGGGCACCTGCTGCCATGCCTTGCACCACAGCGCCACGGCGCATTTGAACTCATCGCCCGTGCTCAGGGCGAACAGATCGCTGTCCAACAGCCGCACCGTGTCGAGCGGCATGAAAGGCAGGCCCCGCAAATCAGAATCCGGTGGCGTCAGAGGAGCGGGAGCCGGCAGCGGGCAGGCAGGCGAAGGCCGCGCGGGGTCGGGCGGCGGTTTACAGGCGGGGTGGTCGGTCATTGCGGGCCTTGCGGTTACGAACCCGCCACCCTCGTGGGATGGCGTCGGCGTCGTGCGTCAAATACGCACGGAATGTGCCCTCAAGTCGCACAAGTATCAAGCGTTTTTTCCGCACTGACACGTACGCCGTTTTCACACACAATACCGCATGACCAGAATTCGCATCACGGACAGGCTGAAGGCCCTGCGCGAACGTGCGGGTTATACAATCCGCGATTTCGCGCGCGCACTGGGGTATGGAGACAAGTTCTCCTCCTACCGCACGTATGAAACCTCCTACAAAAAGGAGGAACTGCCGCTCGCCATGGTCAAGCTCATGGTGCCGCTGCTGACGGGCCGGGGGGAGCCGCCCATTACCACGGCCGAAGTCTGGAATCTGGCGGGGCTGACCACGGGGGAGGCCGTGCTGGGCATGAGCCCTGGCCAGCATGGGCGCACCGACCCTGCCCAGATAAACGGATTCGCGGACAGGCGGCCACAGCGGCAACCCGGTTTCCCACGCGGCATGACCGGCAGCCTGCCTGAAGCCCCCGTGGCCACAACGCAGGAAGATGAGCCCGCGCGCTCCTCGCTCCGGCAGGTCAGCATACCGGAATACGATGTCCTGACCTCCGCCGGGCCGGGCAGTGTGCCCGTGCTCTGCGCGCCACAGGACGGATTAAAGCCGATCGAACACTGGAGCCTGCCGCGCGGCTATATCAGCGCCTTTGCTGAATCGCCGGAAGCACTGGCTATTATCCGCGTAGCGGGCGACAGCATGGAACCTGATTATCAGGCTGGAGACCGCGTGCTGGTGGATACGGCTCATCACACGCCCTCGCCGCCGGGGGTCTATGTGCTGTGGGACGGATTCGGCCTTGTGCTCAAGCGGCTCGAACTCCTGCCCGGCATGGAAGAACCCCGCCGCGTGCGGATCATGAGCATCAATCCCGCCTATTCCACCTATGAGCTGACGCTGGATGAAATCAGCATCAACGGCCGGGTTGTGGGCAAATGGACATGGAAATAGGCACGCGCCACAGGCGGCGGATGTTTTAGTCTTGCACGTTGTGCGTTTTTGTCGCACACACTCCCCACGGTTCCAGTGCCAGGGAGGGACAGACCGCATGACCGGACACTTCGCCCGCCCTTACGCCGCTGCTGTTGCTGACGGGCTGTTCAGCCTTGCTACCCTGCCGCCGCTTCTGGCCAGCGAAATCGACCGCTACGAGCGCGCCATTCTGGCCCTGCAGGCCGCACATGACGCCCTTGACTGGCCACTCTTTACCGATGCGCCGCTGGCCGCCATGCAGGCCACCTTCTGCGACGACAATATTGGCGAGCTGGTACAGGCTGTCCGTGACCTGCACGAGCGCTACGCAACCACTGTCGGGCACTGA